AAACTCATTGCTTAGCCCTTATTACCTTTCCAGTGCGATATTCGTCGGTCACTTCCTTAGCTTCTCCGAGCATCTTAACACCATTCATGGCTTCTTGGAAGCGGCTATTATACATAGCCATAACGTCCTGCTCGCCCTTCATGTAAATATACGCCTCTATCAATGCCCCATACAACAACGCCATCTCCGCATTTGTACTTAGCCAGGTCTTCTCTGTGTCAGTACCTTGTGTCAGGCTGTTCGGCCTGTAAAAGTAATGAAGCTCCGCAGTGTACGCTACATCAGGAGTAGGGGCCAACAAAAAGTTAGTTACATCAAACTGGCAATAATATCTAGGAACCCCCGTTGTGGTGGCGTCTGGAGTGTATGTTTGAACAAAGCTAGGATCCTTGAACTCTGCAAAGAACGTGTCGCCAAAAACAATCGGGTTTCCTGTAGCGGTTCTTAAACTTAAAGAAAACGGCGCTAAGAAATCGTCAGGTACTCGCAGGTACTGATACGCCTGAGTGAGAGATGCAGTAGCGTTTTTTCGGAACAGACTAAGCTGTACGTTTTTTAGTATACGCTCCTCAGACATACGAATAAACAACGGGATGTTCGTCACAAACCCTGTCTCTTCGTACTCCGTGTAGTCCTTAATAGCTTGCTTTAACTCGCCGTATGTAAAACTCATGTTGTTTCCACCGTAACTACTCCAACTTCGCCTTCTGCAACTAAGGTGCTCGGAGGACTAATCCCAGGGATATTAGCAAACCCCACTGGGTTCCATCCAAACTGTATCGCACGTTGTTCTGCTAAACCCGTCTCTGGTCTAGGATTCATCAATGCTTGCGGGTCGGGGAAAGCTTTAGGTGGGAAAAGCTGCGGTTGTTTTGTCTCGAACTCATCAGGACCAACCTTAGCACCCGTCCACTCCACCTTCATCTCACGAAGGCGGTAACGGCGACCAGACCGATCAGATATTCCCCAAGCATTTTTTCCCGCTGCGTAAGGCATCAGACCCTCAAATAAGCTAGACTAGGTTGCAGTCTCAACGGAGTACGGCCCTGATCCTCATCCGCAGCGCGTTGGAACTCTTCTTCGTAGATAGTCTTCAACATTTGAACCCGATCCGGAGCGCGTTTAACTGCCATGTAATAAGCCAAGCCCGACGCCATACAGGGATAAAACCGGAACGGCATGTCCGTCGTGTTGACCAAATCGTCTGCGTCCTCAATTCTGCGCACATAGTAGTACCGAATCTGATCGGTAGAGTTTTCTGGAACGGACCAAAGATACAACTTGGGGACAATCTGTCGATCCAACCAAAACTGGCTCGGTCTGCCTTGAGTTGTCTTGTTGGGTAGCGTGGCGTAATCCCCGCGGCTAATACGCTGGACTTCATAGTCCGTGTTATCTCTTCGCAGCACAACGTCCAACAAGTCCACAACGTCTGACTCTAAAGCATATTCGGACACGCCTTTTGTCACAGTGACAAAAGCATGTTTCACCGTCCAAAGGTTTAGACCTCGGTTGGCCCACTCAGCAAACATCAGGTTCAAGGATCGACGTGCAGTACGTGCGTCATAACCAGTGCGAACCTCAAGCCCACACCGCTCATACGCTTCCTCGATTATCTCACCAACATCGAGATTAAAGTCTCTTGAACCAGACGTTGTCATTTACTTATCCCATCTTCGTGTCACGGATACCGCGACCTGGCATTACGCAGCCACCATTTTTGTAGCCCATGCGAGCAGCAACTTCTGGGGCTTTTGCCTGTAAAGCTTTAATACCTTTTCCCTTGGCACCGCTAGGTATCGGTTTTTTGTTTTTCATCGGTATCATCCTCATGATAAAGATTATCGAATACTCTATTCACATCCAGTGTATAGTCTAAATCACTTTTTGAATAGTGTATATGTTGTGACGGCCTGAAGTCTGGAGCGCCCTCACCTAAAGAAAACCAAGCAGGATGCGTTACACGCACACGGTTGTTTGGAAGCGCAACAATATTCCCCGTCCATTCTCCTGCGTCTAACAACTGCAAAACGTGGCTTTGTTTATGCTGCGCAGGATCATCTGCTATTTCAGAGTCCGTATAATCTACAGTAAACAAATATTTTGCAGGGAAAAACTGCCCGTCGATCTTTGCCATCCAAGGACACGGCGTAGCCCTGTCCATAACATACACCGCATGATGATGAGAAGCACAGTCCCAAGGCTGGGCGTCATGTGTCGCCATTGGTGTAGGCCACTCAGCTAACGGTATATCCGCAACCAAAGCCGTAAGAGGCATCCGCGCCCACATCGCACCGCCGTGAACAGTGTCTTCTTCCTCGTCTTCTGCTTCGCATCCAGTGAAGATTACCTGGAAACTTAACGACCTGTTTGGCATACTTGTTACAGCTATAACCATAGCATGTAAAAATTCTCCGTGATATTTCTCATGGTTATGAGTGTACTCACGACGAACCCAAGCCTTAAAGTAAGGAATGTTGCTCTGTAAATAGGGCATCTAAGTTAAAAGACCCCCTTAAACCCCAAGCCCGATACTTGTCCTCCGGCCCTGTAACCTTTGACTTTGCCGCCCATTTTCATGCCTTTGACTTTGCCACCAGCCTTCATGCCTTTGACTTTGCCGCCAGCTTTCATACCTTTGACTTTGCCGCCAGCCTTGTAACCTTTGTTCTTCATCTTCATCTTATCTCTCCTTCAAAAGATTCTGACTAATCCACCGTCTGCTTTCCAATTTATGCGCTTAGAAGACTTTTTCTTTTTAGATGCAGACGTACACTGAGACATAGTTGGTCTACACGCTGGATAACCTTTTCGCTTCTCACCCTTCTGGCGACCACAAGGTTTCCCTGTTTTACAGTCAACCCAGCCTTTCCCGTCGTTCTGAGAAAACCATTCCTGCAAAGAATTCTTTTTCTTCGCCATCAGTAAGACCTTGTAACTTTACGTTTAGGTTCGTCTACTTGACCGCAGCCCGCTGCAATAACTCCACCGCCTCTGTAATTAGTAGGGCGTTTAGGCTTGTCTATAGCGGAAATAATTCCCCCCGTAGCAGCCTTCTTAGTAGAGTTTCCCCAGTTTGCGGCCCCCACTTTTCGGCACTTGGCTACCGCTCCGCTTGCGTATGCGCTGGGCCACACCTTGTACCGCGCCTTGACTTTCTTGGCGCAAGCGTCGAGCTTTTTCTTTTTTGCCATTACTTGTCCCCTCGGGAGGCCTGGATACCTGGAAAGGCATTGATGTTCTGCTGATACTCATCTTGTGAAGCACTCCTAACCAAAAAGTCTTGCCACATAGGTTTGATCATGTCGTGGTTCTCGCCCACTCGATAGCTAATAACTGCCGTGTCTGATTTAAGCTCGTACAACTGTAGAGCCCCCCAACTTAAAATCCCAATCGTCGCTAGTGACGCTATGTTGTGAAAATCAAGTTTCATTGTCACCATGCCTTGCAAGACCAATACTTGGCCTTTAGTTTGTCTAACGTACCTTTGTCACACCCATGACGAGCCCTAAACGACTTGCGCCGTTTAGGGTTATCTTTTTTGATTGTCATGTTGGCATCGCCGAACCGGACGATTTTCTCTTTACCTTTATCGCAAGCCTTTACAACGGACTTTTTACCGCCAGAAATCTGGCGCTTGGGTACGTTGCACTTCATCTTTGACTTGTCGATCTTAGCCATACGTTTTACCTACGCTAGGAGAAACGTAAGTTCGGTTCCAGTGCCCGTAAGCGCAGAAACGAAAACCCCAGAAGTAAACAACATCCCGCTTTCAGGAATGAAAATCTGGTTCATTCCTATAGGGAACTTCTGGACCAACATAGTCGCCCCACCATTTCCGTTAGTCAAAGTAAAAGATCCCGCCGCAGTAGCAAATATATTTACCGTTTGAAGCCGTGATCTCGACGGCCCTATAAGAGCCGCCGCCGCACCTTGTAAATGAGTGAAGGCAGTAATGTCTGAGCCTGCCATAACAGAACCCTCCTTTAAGTTATTAGCCTACACCGCAGTTGCGTCTTGCAGATTATTGGCCTGCACATAAGTGAAAGTCACAGTGATTTGACCCGCAGTAGCAGCCGCTCCCGCAGATATAAGTGTTGCTGTGATCTGGCTGTCAGCACTAAAACGATCTGCTGTGTCCAAAGACCCTGCGGCTAAAGTGGAAGTTTCCCCAACCGCTTTAATATTGGTATTTGCAATAAGAAATTGAGTCGTCTTGCTCAACACCCCTACAGAAACAGTAGCTGCGCCAGCAGCGTTACTAGCTATAGCCACTCTTATTGTGACACCCAGTAGCTGTGAATTAGTTGGAATGACGCCGACATCGTAGGTAGTTGTTCCAGCGGCGACTTGTGCGTCAATCATAATAGATTGAGACATTACAACTTGACCTACGTTGGCAACATTTGAGCCTACGGTTGTTCCTGTTGTATCTTTGATTGTACCGGCCTTTATTGGGCCAGAAAAAGTTGTAGTACCCATGTTGATCTCCTGTCTGGGTTAAGTCAGCCACGGGATGTGACTGTCAGGGATGATTATACGATACAACAGGGAAAACAAAAAAGAAAGGGGCAACCGAAGTCGCCCCTTCCAAACTGACACCGACGAGTGCGTAGAATCCACTAGTACCCGCCATTAGCCGTTATTACGCTCCTGGTGACCCGTAGATACAACGTGGATCTGAGAACCCGAAGCTGTAACGCTCACGAGCCTTGAACCGCATGTTACCTGTGTCGAAATCACCTTCCATATTTGTGGAAAGTGGAGTCCGCTCAAAGTGGATCATTCCACGAGGAGCATCTGACATCACAAAGAAGTGGTCCGGATCAGTAAGGAAGTCGTTGACGGCGTAACCTTCAGGCAACATTCCCATTGAGCGGATCGCGTTAGTGTCGTTGTCTGCTGTGCCGACACGAAGGTTTGAAACCATCAAACGCTCCGCAATAAATTGCGACTGACGTGGGATGATAAGTTTGGTGCCGCGAAGAGCAACCTTCAAACCGCGTTCGTCAACAAACCCTGCAATGTTGATCAAAGCATCTTCAAGAGATGTTTCGTTCAAATCAGCAGCCGTCACTGGACGGTTGGCAAAAGTTCCACCGTTAGTTAGCGGGTGTGTAGTGGAACAAAGAGCAACTCCGTCGCCGCCAGCAGAAGCACCACCAGTGAAGGCGTTGTTAAGTACTGAAGCAGCTTTGACTTGCTTTGTGTGTGCCATTGAACGAGCCAACGCACGAGTATAACGTGAACCAAGACGATCATAGAGATTGTCTTCGATAGCTTCCTCAGTAATTGAGAATGCCAACGCTATTGTTTCGTGGTTGTAACGAGCAGTATATGCTTCGTTAGCGTCGTCAAAGTTGACAGCAGAACCCTCAGACTTAGTGGGTGCTGCGCCGAATCCGGACAACATAACTTCCTCTTCGAATGCTCGATCAGAAGACTCTGTTGTAAAGATTTCGGAGTGCTGGTTCTCGTACCGAGCGTACTCCATTCCGAACAAGGCGTTGAGGCCCGGCTCTAGCTCTTTCGCTAGTTGTGCGCGTGAAATAGCCATTTTTTAGACCTCCTATACGCCAGTAGACGAAACAGTACCCGCTGCAATTCCGCCATTGGCTGAATTAAACGAAGTATTGAGACGTACGATTAAAGAAATACCTGCAACGGTGAAGTCCGCATTGTCAGGATCGTCTTGAATCCCAATAATCCGCAGCTTGTGAGCAGCAGTGGTAGCAACAGTATTCAAATCAGCAGTAGCCGAAGAAATACCAGAAGTGTTGTTGCCCGCAGTAGCAGTGGCAAAGTTGATGTTTTTGAAAACAGCCGCTCGAACTTCAGCTTCTGTGTTTCTTGTGCCAACTACATTAGACGTTGCAACAGTGAACGTCTGCATTGGGTTGTCGTACACGAACGCCGTAATAGGGAACACTGGGTCCGCACCCGCTGCTGTACCTTGCCAGCTTGCAGAAAAGATTTTCTTGCCATCTGATAAGCGAACAAACTCGCAACCCCAGAACACGCCGAGAAGACCGACGTTACCACCCGCTGCGGCTTGCGCCTCAGAAATAGTACCACCAGCTATAGGTATCACGGGCGAACCCTGATACATTTTAGTGTTGTTGTTAGACGCAATGCGGTACTGAGTTGCCCCAGTAGTGTTCGCACCCTGTCCAACAATGCCGACAGGCCGTAACCCATAAGCTCCGTTAGAATTTGCCATAATAGCACCTCATATGATTAATTGGAGTCGCGTTCGCGGCCTCCAAATGATACACGACTTTGCCGATCATTGTGAATCGGCATCGAAGGATGTTGTTCCTTCATTAGGTCCTGGTCTACAGCTGTCATCTGTTCGCGGGTTCGGCCCCCGTAGTACTCGTTTCTTTCGCGTGCTGTCTGTTCAGGCATTCGGCATAGCATCAGTCCACCTTGTCCTATAACGCCTGCATACCGACCATCGTCAATAGTTGGGGCCTCATAGTTTGGATACTCGTCTTTCCGGACAGGTTCCCATCCTTCACGAAGCTTGGAGTTGACATTCATTTTGTCCTCTTCGCCCCGCATTGCAACTCGTACCCAACGATGCACAAACCCCTCAGGAGGTGTCGGTGCCGATAGGTGGCTGGGCGGTGCCCATGGTTTTCTGCGCGTTTCTTTTTCGCGTGTTTCGCTTTCGCGTGGTTTTCTGTCAGTCATGTCATCAATCCTTTACATACTTTGCGTATTCTTCAAGAGGTACGCCTAGCTTTTTTGCAATTGCAACCGCGGAATGCGATAGCTTGACCGACCTGCGCCCTGTTTTCGTGCTGCGGGATGCGGAGTTACCAGCAGAAGCGACCTGACTTCCTCCACCCGATTTAGTCGTCTTAAACTTGTGAGGAAACTCCTCACGCATACGACGATTGAGTTCAGTATAGTACTCATCGTTGTTCGGGTCAAACCCTTCCTCTTCGATGAGCTCCTGATGAACAGTATACGCAGCAGTAGTCATGATTTTATCGCTGCCGAACCATTTGTTCTGATCTTTCCAAGCAACAGCTTTTTCGTCAGGGACAGGTGCCGCCTGACGTTGCTGTTGTACTGGAGCCTGTTGCTCTTGCTGTTGGACAGGCATCTTAGCCTGCTGTTCAGCCCGAGCTTTTGCCGTGTTGTACTGTTGCTGTTGGATAGCAATGTTAGACAAAGCCTGTTGGGCCTCTAACATCTTATCCGTATCTCCAGCTTCGTATGCCTCTTTGTAGATGCGCTTTGCACCTTCGGTTTGAGACTCCAAACGTGTGCCGTACTCCGACAGGTAACCCGTATCCAAAGCCTTCACACGAGTTTTCAGCTTGTTGTTCTCATCGATCAGCTGCTGAGACAGCCGAACGGCTTCGGACTTGTCTCGCTCTTCCTGACGGAATTTCTCCGTCAGTTTTTTGATGCGCGACTGCACACCCTTGCTATAAGTGTCTAGCTCTTCTTCGCTAGATGCCTGTTTAACTTTTGGTTCTTCCTGACTTTCAGGTTCTTCCTGACTGTCGGGCTCCTCAAAAGAAATCTCTGTCTCTTCAATTTCTTCAGACATAACTTGCTCCCCTAAACATGCTTGACATCGTCAGGCTCAATAATAGTAGCGATAACCTCGTCATCATTAATGATACGAACCTCGCCACCGTCTATCTTAAACCTGGATCCAGAATAACGGCCAATGCAAACCCATTGTCCCTCCTTGCACCACGGCTCACCACCCGCCCCAAACTTGTCGGGATCCTTGTAAGCCAATGGCCCGAGCTTCATCACATAAGCCACAACCGTGGCTACAGATTCTCGCTCTCGGACTTCGTCTGGAATATATAAACCGCTCTTTGTTTTAGCTTTGCCCTGATACGGCATAACTAAAACCCGCCAGCCTGTTGGCTGCGGAAGTCTTTCTAGTAGCGGTTTTTCTAAAAGGGAGGGGTCCAACACCCGCTCATTAGCGTCAACGTATGCGCTGTCCAAAGCTTCAGGCTCTGCTTTTGCAGGGTCCTTGTCCTTGTTCATTTTCTGCGCAACGTGATCAGGAAGATATAAGGTCTTCGACATCGTCTACGGTTCTCTCCAGCAGGGACTTGATTTCTTCACGAGCGAAAGAGAGTCCCCGTATCTCTCCCACCGACATTTTGTACTGTTCCCAGTCTTTAACAGCACCGCTTGCAAGAGCGCCCGAAATATCTCTCTCGCGCTCTTCAAGTTTCTTGTACATGTACTTTGCCCAATCGACAACATCCATTATAGATTGTCCTTGTATTCCTCTTGTAGGTCAGATGTGATTGGTCCACCTTCCACCCACTCGCTGCATGTACTCTCAGTACTACACACAAACTTGTGCAGTTGACAATAGCCTACGTCCCCAGAGTCGTCCCCGATACAATCCAACATATCCTCGGTCTGGTTGTACATACCGCACACGCCGCAGGTTTCGTCAGAAATCGCGTCCCCGTAGTTGTACTCATACTCTGCCATGTCCATGTTTTCCATGTTCATGTCAGCATCTTGGGTCGGAAGAGGACAAGACTTACCGTCGTCGTCGTCTTCCATCTTATCTACAGGCATCCCCTCTGGAAGGATGCTGATCATAATTGTAGTCATCAATAAGTCTTCCCGCGTTTTGCATTATCACGGACATCACCTTGGCGAACTTCGCCACCGTGAGCAAACTTTTTGGTGTCGTTATCGTCATTATTGTAGGCTCGGCTAGCCATGTCCGAAAAAGTTTTTGCGTCTAATCTACCACTTTCCGTAGGAGTTATTTTCCCGTCAAACATCCTAGCCGAGATGGCATCGCTGATGCGATTCTTAAGATTGGTCCCTCCGGCGGGGCGATTTCTCATATCCTTTTTTGCCTTTTCGGACATGTAAAGTTGAGCTCCATGAAAACTCTTCTCGGTCTTCAGCTTCTTGGGCTTTTTAGATTTATTCTCGGGCATTGTATTTCTCCTAGACCATAAGTTCAAAGTGGGGGCCGTCGATAAACGGGCGGCGGTTCTGTGAGCGGCGCTCATCAATGTAACTGTTCATAGCATCTTCCATTGTGCCACCATGAAACTGCGCAATGTTTGACACTGTCCATGCTGCGCCCCAACGAATAGGAACAT